CTCAAAGGCTCATGACAACCAATTACGCTTCTGCGCGTGGTTGGAGAGATTGGTTTGTGCCCCATGTTGGTCCAGCGATGGGTTACCAACGTGGCTGAGGGGGCCCAACATTGTTACCTGGGGTGGACTGTGCCAAGAGCACAGCCCCAACCCACCCCAACCTTCAGGTAACCTATAATGTTGGGACCCCCGAAAAACAGCGTAAGACCTTCTTACTATCAGATTTCTCACCTGATGGTAAATACGCTGTTTATAATAATACAGTACATTGTTCCGAGAGGGCGGTGAAGGAACGCGTCTTTTATGTAAAGGATATTTTACAGATAGGATCGTTTACCACGCCACCTCGCCCGAGACCAAATCACTTTGCTAGTCAATTGAATGATATTCATCTGCTACTGAAGAAAAATGCAACGTTTTGCAACCCGTGGAGCACACATGACTTTGCTCTGAGTTACCAGGCTCCGAAACGCGACATTTATTCTAAAGCAGCAGATTCATTAAGTATCAAACGATTGGCAAGTAAGGATGCATATATTCAAGCTTTTACTAAGTGTGAAAAGTACAAGTTTGGTGATAAGGTCCCGGTTCCTAGGATTATACAACCACGTAGTCCCAGGTACAATGTATCAGTAGGTCGGTATCTCAAGCCGATTGAGAAGAAAATTTATGAGAATGTCAACAACATATTTGGTTCCAAAACAATTATGAAAGGCATGAACATGGAGGAAAGAGCCAAAACAATTCAAGAGCATTTCAATTCATTCAACGATCCTGTTGCAGTTGGATTGGATGCTTCTCGTTTTGATCAACACGTTAGTAAGGATGCCTTACAGTGGGAACATAGTGTATATGATTTCTACTACCATTCTAAAGAACTACGTGCTTTATTGAAACAACAATTGGTAAATAAGTGCTACATTAACCAACCCGGGGGACACATTCGTTATCGTACGGATGGATGTCGTATGTCTGGGGACATGAATACAAGCTTAGGCAATTGTTTACTCATGTCCTCGATGGTCTGGTCTTATGCAAAAGATAGAGATGTCACAATTAAACTCGTCAATGATGGGGATGATTGTGTCGTCTTTATGAATCGCAAAGACCTCACCACTTTCATGACCGGATTGCCCTATTGGTTTGAATCAATGGGTTTCAACATGACCGTCGAAGAACCGGTGTACATACTCGAACAAGTTTCTTTTTGTTCGAGCAATCCGGTTCAAGTCGGAGACCGTTATATAATGGTCCGTGACCCCCGAAAAGTAATTGTTAAAGATCATATCTCACTACTACCAATACATAACCCCAAACTTGCTCAGCGCTGGCTCGCTGGTGTAGGAATGGGTGGTATTAGTATGGTTGGTGGGATACCAATCCTTCAAGACTTTTATACTTGTTTCGTGGATGCTGCTTGCGGCGCACCACCAGGCAAGAATTTTAGTTTAGATCGGATGTTGACATTGGGGTATGGTATGAATCGTCGTTACCAAGTACCATCCCCGGAGACCAGATTCTCATTTTATCTGGCTTTTGGCATTGATCCAGAATGCCAAATTGCGATCGAGGGAAAATATCGCAACTCCAACCTAACCGCATTCGCAAGTCCACACCCCATTTATGTGGACCTGCCTATGGAGGTTTTATAAACACAATTCCCATTGGGTTTCTACCAATAATGCTCCAAAACTATTATTTTAGTGCTAAACAAAATGCCAAGAGACTACACGGCAGCCCCGTAAGGTTTGGTAGGGATGTATAGTCCCAGTAGACATCTGGTATCCAATATAATGTCAAAGAAATCCCAAAAAGCAGAAATTGCTCAACTGCGTAAACAAATGAGCAACCTCAAAACTAGATCGTCCAAACGAAATAAGACCCCATTCAGAGATGTAGGTGGTATTGTTGGAAAACGATTATCTGAACTGACCGGTTTCAACTCCCTTCAAGGTGTAGGAAAATGGTTAGGTACAGGTATCGGTTCCATTTTTGGCTCAGGAGACTATGTGACTATGGGACCACAACCAGGTTACAATGTTCTCTCAGGACAAACTCCCCAATTTAGTGCCACACATGCCACAAATATTGTGTGTCATAGAGAGTATTTGGGAGATATCTCCGGACAAGCCCCTTTCACCAATATCAGTTACCCCCTGAATCCCGGAATGCAAGAAACTTTCCCCTGGTTATCCACTATAGCCGCTAACTATCAACAATACAAATTCCATGGTTTAATCTTCGAATTTCGTTCACTTGTCACCGACTTTGTCACTGGTGGTGCTCCTGGTGTAATCGTTATGACCACAAATTATAACGCTGACCAACCACCATACGCATCACGTCAAGAGGCAGAAAACGCAGAATTCGCAGTTTCCGTTAAACCAACAAATGGATTAATGCATATGATAGAGTGTAAGCCGT